TTGAACGATTAAAAAAACAAATTAAGCAACACGAAGGAATTAGAAACCAAGCATACCCTGATACTTTAGGAAATTGGACAACAGGTGTAGGACATTTAATAAAATTACCTGATGAAGAATATTTAATTAATACAAGATTAAAAGATATTGAAGTGGAACAAATATTCATTACTGACCTTAATCAAGCAATAGATGATGCAAGGAAATTTATAGATGCTGATGATGTGCCTGAAGAAGTATTTGAAGTGGTAGTAAATATGTCGTTTAATTTGGGGATAAACAAATTACTACAATTTAAAAAGTTTCAACAAGCATTAAAGGAAAAAGACTTTATTAAAGCAAGTGAAGAAATGTTAGATAGTCGTTGGGCAAAACAATTACCTAATCGCAGTAAAGAACTAGCAAACATAGTGAGGAACGCATAATGTTAGATAAGTTATTTACTGGAGGATTTATTGGTAGTGTAGGAAAGATAGTTGATGAACTACACGTCAGCGAAGAAGAAAAAGAACAAATTAAAGTTAGGTTCAAAGAATTAGAGAATGAAGTTAATCTAAAACAAATGGATATTAACCTTGCTGATGCTCAATCAACAGCAACTGATTTATCAGGAATAATACAAAGATCGTGGAGACCATTAATAGGCATGTCTTGTGCTTTAGCTATATTTTGGGAATTTGTTTTAAAGCAATTTATGGTGTTTTTTCTTGCAGTATTTGAAATAGAAACTCTACCCTTGCCAAATTTAGATATGGGTGTTTTAATGCCACTCGTTATGGCACTCTTAGGAATGTCAGGTTTGAGAACTTTTGAAAAAATGAAGGGAGTAAACTCAAAATGAAAAAATGGATATGGAACAATGTTAGTGAATTTTTAGATTGGTTAGACCCATATTGGTCTTTAAGCAATTTAATTAAGTTAGTCGCATTATTATTAATAGTGTGGTTAGGTCATTCATTGATGCACTAATGATTACAACAACTTCTAGTTTATCGGTCTTAATAAAACCTAGAATAATTGGAAGTAAAGGTAAAACATTTAAAAAACTTACATTTGGTAAGATACCTATAAAAAATTCCAAATTAAGAATAGGCAAAATAAAAAAGGCAAGATGATTAACACCTTGCCTTTTGATCTAGTGAATTTTGGGATATATACTTTAATTCATTTGGCCTCCATGTGTGTTAATTATAATTATTATACCCATGAAGAAGAAATATAAAACCATTACTATTATCTACGGAATTTTTTTAGATCACAGTTCAACATCTGCTGAATGGGAAACATTAGAAGAATTTAATGAACAACTTACTATAGAAGATGCAGATTTTGTGGGTTTCTTGGAAAAAGAAGATAGTCTTGCATATTATTTATCAACCATGCGATTAAGTGATTGTAAAGGTTCTGGACATACAGTTATAAAATCTGCCCTAGCCTATGTCAAAAAAATATCCTTTAAAGTGCCAAAAATTGACCTTGAGCATATAAAAAAGAATATTCTAGTAGAAACTCCCATGATTTTATAAAATACACCTAAAAACCTCTTAAAACCCTAAATTCCCCATATTTGCTTCCTTGCAGGTATATTTTGTTCGTTCCATTCCCAAGAATCAAGGTTTGGTTGATATAATAACGCAATATCTTCAGGTGTTTGGCATTTTTCTAACATTGATGACATTCCTTTGATTTTGTTATGTATTTCAATTTCTTGATTATCATTAAAGAATAATTCTTCACAATGCCTTTTAGTAGGTGTGACTATATCTAAATGACAATGAACAGGCTTTTGATATTTTTCTTCTAAAGCCTTTTTATATATCCATTGTTGTAGATATTCACTATTACTTGGTGATGTCATTCTTGCTTTTGTTTTTAAATCGTATAGCCACAATTCATCATCTAAGTCAAAAATGAAGTCAGTATATCCTATGAAATTAATACCAAGGATTTCTGTTTCTATCATCTCTTGATAACTATGTAATTGATAATTACCTAATTGTTTAAGAAAATTATCGCATTGTTTATACATCTTTGGGATATATTCAAGATATTTACCAACTTGGTCTTGATCGTGATAAGCACAAAAATCTTCTTCAAAATGAAGTAATGTTTTATCCATATAAATATCTTTTTTTAACAATGCATCATGTAATAATTCTTCAACAACTTGACCTGCTCTCATGGCAGGATTATTACCTGTGTCAATCTTATAAATTTTATTAATAATAAATTGACAAGGGTAATTAAAAAATGAATTTAATTTACTATAACTCATTGGCAGTAAATCAAATTTTTCAAATACTGATTTATCTAACATAGACATTTTCCTCCAAGGTGTACCACCTAAAAATTACTTGTGGCTTCATTTTATGAGTTTCTTTCCCATTAAACAATCGCCATTTACTCCCACATTTATTTTTAACTAACAAATAAATGTGAGAGCCATTAAACAGTTTTTTAGATTTCCAAACTTGGTTTTTCTTAATTACCTGTTTTACTATCATTTGATAAACTGTATTCAGCAAATGTTTTGCCATTTTTTTTGATGTTTACACTATCAATCTGCCAACCACTTTCTTTGAGTTCAGAAATTCTAGCAGATAACCTAAAGCACCCAAATAATTGTAATGCTTCTAATGAAGTTAGTGTTTTGCCTTGTCTTAAATAATTAATGATTTGTTTGTTTTGTGTCATTTGTCTTACTCCTGTTTATATTCTATGTATAGTTCTTTTGCGTAATCAATAGGATCGACTTGCAACATTTCCCAAAATTTTCTTTCACCATATTTAAAAGTCAATTCTTGATGATGTTGGAAACAAATTGGAATACCTGTACTATCATCTCGTATCATAGCACCAATTCTGTGGATTCCTTGTAAGTGATGAAATTGTATCTGATGATAATTAAGTCTGCCTTGTAGATTACAAACAAAGCAGGGGTGCGTATCACACACCCACTGCATATATTTTTTATCTTTAACGATTTTTCTATTTTTAGAACTCAATATCGTCATTAGGTAAATTTTTTCTATCTACCTCTTGTTCCTTAATAGAATTATTAATATCTTTTAAATGAGCATAGACATCTTTATTTTCTATCGCCCATTCATTAGCCTTCACACGAATACTTAAATACTGTGTTCCTGTTTTTTCACTTTTGTTTTTATAAAGTGAAATTTCATAAGGCACACCTGCTTTTAAAACAAAATCCTCTTCAGGAACAAATTCATTGTTTTTATAAGGGGGTGCATTTTCGTATTCGCTATCATTTTTAAATACATTAAAAGTGATTTTTTCCATTAGATGTCGTCCTCTCTTTCCTTTTTGCCTAATGATTTAGGTTTTTCTATATCATTGGATATAGACATTTCATTAGCAGATGCTATTTCAGAATTACCTAATAATCCTAACATTGCTAAAGCCCTACCAACCGCAGTAGTTTGACAAAATTCAACAGCTGAAGTTTTAGTTATAAAACTATCATTCCTGTTTTTTTCAGCATAACCATCTGACAGTTTGATTTGTTCACCATCGGTTGAATTAAAAAATAATTCAGCTTTGATGCAAACTTTCTCATTTGATCGCTCTATGATTTCAGTAAAGATTGAAACCCTACCACCAAATGCTTTACGCAAAATATTCAATCTTAATCCTACAGTTGAATATTCTTTGCCTTTAATATCGACATTACCAACATCAGCACTAGCTATTTCTTCTCTAGCTTGTGCGAGTTTTCTATCGATAAATTGGTATTCATGTTCTTGCATATTTACCTCCTATTTAAGAACAGAATGCCCACGTTGTTGTAAGCATTCTTGTACCATTGGTTTATAACTATACTCAGCTTTGTCAGGAAGCCAAAGTAATTGTGGTCGTATATACCAATTATAAGTTCCTTTAGCGAACTCAATAACTGAATTGGTATTTTCTTTTGCAATAGCCTTACAGGTTTCCAAATCATCATTATATCTGTAAGCTACTTCTTTCCCTTTGTTCCCTCTGTGATCTATCACAGGCTTGTAAGCGCATGATGTGATCACTAAGATACTTATTAATATCCTTAACATCTATTTCCTCCTGTTCGTATTTACATAATGGATATTCTTTATAACCATAATTTAAATAAAGATTAGCAACTATGTGAATAAATGGTTTAAGTTCTTTCCTCATATTTACAAGCCTCCATAAACATTTTTTTATTAAAGTTTGTATTAGTCGGCTCTAATTGGTCAGCAAATATTTGTATAAATATTTTTTGAATAGTTTTCCAATTATCCTGTAAATGTTTATCATCACTAAATTCATTTTTAATTAATTCACTGCCCACTACATCAAGACATAAAAAAATTAAAGCAATATATTCGAAATGACGTTTTTCAAACTTAGGTATCTTAGTTTCCATTTTGTCCTCCTATTTCTAAGTATAGATTATCTATAAATTCTTTAGCATGCCAAATAGCTTCTGAAGAATTTTTGACACCATTAACACTGAAACAATCAATTTCATGATTTTCACTGTCAAATACTTGGAATGTAGATGAGCCATTCCAAATAACTTTAAATTGTGTATCAGCATGGACACACACATCGCCTATTTGCAAGTTCATTAATTTGCCTTACCTACTTTAAATGATTTATGATCTTTTAACTTTTTAATCTCATCATTAATTACTTCATTATAACAATCATTAACTGTTTTCTGTAAAGTATGAATACAGGTGTTTTTTAAAATATGACCCATATATACTTCTAGTGCGACCATGCTAATTTCACCATTCATTTGATGTTTATTAGCCATTGTGTTCAGGTCATCATAGTCTTTGTAAAATTTATTGACTATTGACTCCCAATACTTTTGCTTAGTCATTTTGTACCTCCTGTTTAAGCATTGTATATTCGTCTTGTGTAATTATCCTTTGTAATACACCTTTCAGGTAATACGCATGATAAATTACTTCTTTGTTATTCTCTATCTTTGTAAAATATTTAACTTTATCAAACATTGGTAAGACAGAAAATTTTGTATTATTAATTAAAAAAGCACCATAACCATCGCAATCAATACACATGTCATAAGGTTTAGTAAAATCCTCATCAACAGGAACAATGCCTGTTCCGTCACATGATTTACAATTTAAAAATTCTTTCATAATACCTCCTATTATATCTCGCCATTCTCATCGAGAACTTTGTGTTCAATTAATAATTGTTCCCATTTTATTCTGTCGAAATTTCTTTCATCTTTTTTTTCAGCAAGAATATCAAATTCATTAAGTATTGATGAGAATTGGTATTTATCAACATTGGAATACCTTCTTATTTTCAACAATGCTTTTGCTAAATCTTCGTATTTAATATTATACATCTTTGAATATCTCCTTAATGAAATATAAAATTAATGCAAACATTCCTATATGAACGAATGTAGTGATAATTATATTTAACAAGTTATTTCCTCTCTGTTTAAGGGAGTGCCGTTAGGCACTCTCCTTAGTTAATTGTGAAGTGTGAAAAACAGAAAACTTACGAGCAGAAAATCTCTCTTCCATTTTCCCATTAGCTAATTCAACAGTGTCCCATAAAGGCTTGTTTAATTTAGCAATAGCTTTTGTACCTTTAGGTACAACATAGCCTAATTTGATAGCTTGATTAAAAGTCACAAAGCCACCTGTAAGTCCAGTTGCCTGTAAGATTTCTACGTTCTTACCTGCATATTCTTTTTTTGTATATTCGTTGTAGTACATTTGAGTAACTCCTTCTGTTTTGTTAATCATAATTTATATTATGCAAATTTTTTTCAAAAAAGAAACAATTATTTTAACATTTTGTTAATCTTTTTTTAGCTTTTATTTTCCTTTATTATGTGTGTTTTTTGTTGTAAATTTTATTTGAGTAACTTTCTTTGGGTTATTTTCCTCCTGTTAGGGCTAAGATTTCTAGGGTCTTAGCCCTTTTTTTTTGATTTATTTAAAGGTAAATATAATAATAATTAAACTTTTAACAGGAGTGTAAAAATGTCTAAAATGCCAAAGATGAATTTATGGATTGATGCTTTTAATTCAGATACGAGTTTTTTATCAGATGAAGAACTTGGTATTTATTTCAGATTAATTTTCTATGCATGGGGTAAAGAAGGTTATTTGCCTAATGATTATGAATTTATAGTAAACCTGACTAGAAATAGAAATGAAAATGCAATACGAAAAGTTTTAAGTTTATATTGGAATGGTGACGATAAAGGTTATTACCAAAAAAGATTAGTAGAAGAATATCAAAGAGCAGTTTCAATAACTGAAACAAATCGTCAGAATGCTATGAAAA